AGCTTTTATATTTTCAAGCATAATTTCACCTACAATAAAAAAGAGAGGACATTAATCCTCTCCCTTTTTAGCTTTTTTCTTTTTTAATTTAGTATCTTCAATTAGTTCATATCCTCTTGATAGCAATACTTCTACTTGCTGTTTTGTTTCAACTATTCTATGAACATTGTCTTTTTTAAGCTCATACATTTAAATCACCTTTATTTTAACTAGATTTAGCATCTTTTATATTAGCAAATACTAAGTTTTTCTTGTTATCTAACACCCATAATTCATGATATCTTCTATAATCCATCACCCAAGCGTTTGCATTTTGGTTTGTATCTGGGTCAAATATTCTCATTTTATCTTGTTTTGTTACTGCTATTGGTACTTCTCTTGGAACTATTATAAAGTTAACATCTAATGCTTTTGCTGCTTTTGCATATCCTCCTGCTGTTTGAGTTGAAGTAGTTCCATCATTTAAAGTTATTGCTGAGTACATTCTGTTAGCTGGAGTTTTTATTATTGCGCATCCGTCTACTGCTGGAACTTGAGTGTTTATGCCACCTTGTGAGAAAGTTACTGCCGCTAGCTTTCCTGCCATAGCTAATTCTAATTCTGTAACTGTATCATAGTTAGCATGTATTACTAATTCTCCTTGATATCCATTTTCTCTTATTACTTTTATACCAGCTTTTATTTTAGTTAGTACTGTATCTTTTGCTGGAGTATATCCATATTCAACATTTGTGTCATTAGCTACACCTATTGCTGTAGTAGCTAATTTAGACAATCTATATGCATCAACTTCTGGTACTACTTTTTCAGTTTGAAATACATTCATTACATTTGTAGCAGTTGCAACAAAGTTAGTTTCATCTACATCCATTGCATCTAATTGAAATTTACGTCCTCTGTCTTGACTCATAGTATATGTTTTATAAGATAATGTTACCGCTCCTTGAACATATCCTGCTCCAGCATCACTTCTATTATAATCAGCTAAACCATCAACTGACATTTGAGGTATTTTAACTTCATTCCCTCCAACATATTTAACTTGTCCTGCATTTGAGTCCATCCATCCTGTTAATAAAGTGTGTATTGCTTTTTGATCTAAAGCTTGTTGTAATATTTGTGCATAAGCTAATGTATTTATAGCTGTCATGTTTATCCTCTCCTTTTAAATTTAATTTATAGCCCCAAAATAGAATTGACTTGGGACAACATTGAATCTACATCTCCTGTATTAGTTCCCTTAGGTGTATATTGATACGTTTGTATATTTGAATTATTTTTAGGTGGTTCAGTCATTTTGAACGCTCCTTCATCACTCTTTTTAAGTTCTTCTATGAATTTAGAAGCATCTTCACTAAATTTACCATCTTTTAATTCAAATTTTCTTTCTTTAAATTTGCTAAGTATAGCTTCTTTAGCAAAGTTGCTTGTAAAATCAATCTTGTTATCATTGAAATAATTATTTATAGCTTCTGTGTATTCTCTATCACTTTGAGCTTGTTTTAAGCTATCTAGTTCTTTTGAATATTCATCTGCCTTTTCAGCTTTCTTTTGCATTTCTTTGAATTCTTTTTCTTTATCAGCATATTTTTGTTTCAATTCTTCTTCTTTTTTAGATATAGCATCTTGTATAGCTTTTTCTGAATCAACAGTTTTAGCTTTAAGCTCTTTTATCTCAGAAGCGTAATCTTCTATTTCAGATTTATATCTTTCGATATCCTTGCCATGTTCGCTCATGATTTTATCTATAACTTCACTATCTATTCCTAACTCTTTTAAAAAAATTCTTTTCATTTTAATACCTCCATAATTTACGTTTTTATACGACTTTTACTTGTCGAATTATTTTAGCAGTATTTACTTTTTTTACGTCTAGTAAATACTAAAAAAGACAATGAATAATAGGTTATTTGTTCTTTTACGCCTACAAATAATGAAAAAGGCAATAAAAATAAGCCCTATATGGACTTTTATTTAAGTAAGAATATTAGAAATAACCATATTTCTATCCACCATAACGCTTTACTTATTTTTTCTAAAGCTTCTACTATTTTTCTATCCATAATATCTTGCTTTATTATTTTGAAGTGTTTTACAACACCAAACCATAAATACATCATCTTTTGTTATTTCCTTTTTATCTGATTTATCTAGATGACTATTTGTATATTTTACTACTTCATATTTACACCAGTCTAAAAATTGTTGTTCATTCATATTTATTCTCCTTATAATTCTATTTTTTCAATTTCTGCTCTTTCTTCCAAATATTCCATGTATAATTCCATAGCTTTTAATTGTCCATTTAATAAATCATAACTACAATTAGGTTCAAATGGTAATTCACCTAATTTATATTTAGATACCATGTTATCTAATTTACATATTCTAATTTTTAATTGATAAAATTCCGCTTTAAATCTTTCTTTATAATCAGCACTAGTCATCATTTCTATAGTTTTATTTATTTCCATATGTTCCTCCTTATTTATCAATTCTTACAAAAAATTTTTCCTTTAAAGGCTTACAGGTTTCTAAATACTGTTTCCTTATATCTCTATCTATTCTACTATCTTCTAACATAAAAATAAATGAAGCTATTATATCTCCAACTTCATCTATCTCAGTTGCTTTTACTTCTAATGTTATCTTATTTGGTTTTTCCATTGTATTTATTCTCCTTTAAAATAAAAAAAACTATTTTGCTTCTTTAAATTCACACTTATCCATTCCTACTTTTATTTTCATAGTTTGATTATCTAATTCACAACCTTCAATTCCTTCTTCAATTGCATGTATGCATTCTTTGCAATCAGGAACTATAACTTGTTGCTTATCATCTTTTATTCTATCTCTCATTATTTATCATTTATCCTCCAAACTTTTAGGATCTATATATTTACATTCTAGCTTATATGATTGTTTTCCTTCATCCCATGATACTTTTTCAATTTGTAATTGCGTACCTTTATCAAGCAACCATTCCCTTTCACCTGTATGAGTTGAAATTGGTGCTATATATCCGCCTCCAGTTGCTCCTTTATCTATTTTAATTTCCATAAATATTCCAAAATCAAAATCTTGTGTGTAAGGGCTGTCCGGTGCAGCAGTTGTTGACATAAAAGCATCATCTTTTACAACTAAACCTTTTACTTTTTTATTTAATTCTTTAGCATCCATAGTTTTATCTTTTATTTGTTTAATTAAATCTTTATCTAATACTTTATTAAATATTGATCCTGAAGCGCCTCTATATACTTTCATATCTGTATGAGCAACACCTTTTTTCAAGGCACTTGATATTTGTTCAATAGTCTTTTTAGTTCTCTTTTCAATTGCTTTTATTTCTTTTGGTGTTAATTCTTCAAGGTGAGTGCCTCTAAGGATATCATTTATATCCTCAAACCATTCATCTTTTGTATATTTCTTAAGTGCTTTCTTTTCATCTGCTGTTATATCTTTTAAAAAGCTATTTTCTTCAGGTATATCCATAGATGAAAGAAAATCATATTGTTTATATGTTTTCTTAGCTTCTTTTTTCTTCTTAGTTGTTTTAGGTTTATTAGTTTTAGGTTTAGCTTTAGTAGTTGTTTTAGTCTTATTCTTTTTCTTAAGTTCTTCTTTTATAACATCTTCTATATTACTATTATTTACATAATCTTTATTTATATATTTTTTCGCCCACTCTTCATATGTCATATTAGCTGGTACTTCAATTCTTTTCCCATCTTCATCTCTAGCAAATCTAGTATCTTTTTCATCATCTTCATCATCTTCATAATATGGCACTGTTGTACATCTATCGTTAGGATGCATTGGAGGATAATTTAATCCCGTTATTGCATCTTTCGTATTAAATACTTTTCCATCTAACTTAGCACAATCATTACAAGTTCTAATATCTAAAGTTGCTAGAAATTCATATTTATCAATGTCTAAATCATCGTAAGTATATTTAGAAGCTTCATTCATACAATAAGCATGTTCCGTTTGGACTAATCTTATTGAATTTTTATAACTGCTATCCATTTTTTCTTCTATTCTTTTAGCAACTTTATTGCTGGATTCTCCTCTAATTATCATCTGCGTTATTTCATTTTTAATAGTTTTGCTTAATTGTTTTTTATTGTCCCATATTCTATTACTATAATTGGACCCAGACCAAGGATAGCTTAATATTCTTTCTATTTGTTTATTATTTATTCCACTGAAATTTGCTAAAAATCCTTTTTCTTTGCTTATATTATATATATTTTCATAATAATTATCTTTAATAGTTTGTGTTAGAAGTTTCTTAGTTTTTTTCTCAGTTTCTGTGGTTAGTTGATTAAGCTGTTTATCAACTTCATATTGTAAAGCCTCTAATCTCGTTATCCTACTTTTCATAGCTAAAGTATTAAGCTCTAATAATAACTCCGGATTATCTTTAATCATTTCAAGATATCCTTTTATATCAGTTCTCCATATTTTAAACTCATCACTAGTAAGATATGTAGAAGCTTCTTTATAAGTTAAATTATTTTCTTTAGCATATTTTACAAATAAATTATTAATTTCTTTTTCTATTTCTTTGCCTGCTTTTTTATATTGAGATTGAAGTTCTTTGGATAATTTATTGCAGTCTTTAATTCCTTTATTCAGCTTTTCTTTTTCCCTCTTTTGCCAATACTCTCTATTATTCTTTACCATCTTCTTCACCTACTTCAGCAGGTTTTTCTTGTTGCATTTCATAAGGTTGTTCAAATATTGACTCTTCTTGTTGTTTTTCTTCATCTAATCTTTCCTCTTCTTTTACTGTATCTTCTACCCAAGGATGATTTTCAAGTATTGTTTTCTTAGATATTATTCCAGTAGACATTTGAGCTATTTGTGCTGCTTCTAAATCATTAGATATCATATTTCTAGTATAAGTCTGAGATATTTTATAATTTTCTGTTATTCCTAAAAATTTTAAAATAGCCTTTATTAAATGATTTATAGATGTTCTAAATTCAGTTTCTAATAACCCGGATTTTAATTCCAACTTTCTATAATAAAATTTAAGAGCGACTCCGCTTACGCTTCCTGTAACTTCTATATCTTGTTGTAATCCTTGTCCAGATTCATATATTTGCTTTTTAAGATATTCTATAAGTACATTTCTAGCTTCAACAGGTATATCTATACTTAATGTAGACAATCCTCCACTGTTTCCATCAATAGATTCTGTTTTTACAGTTTTATATCTTTTTAAATCTGATAGAAATTCATTCAAATCAGTTCCGCCATAATTCTCAAGTATATATATTATTTGTTGTATATCTTCTATATCATTAGCAAATCCACTAACAACAACATCTTTTAAATCCAATAAACTTTTAATTTTTTCTAAGTCACTTTGTTTTTCTTTGTTATTAGAAAATTCGATAAACGGAACATCTCCTAAGGTATGTGTTATATCTTCACTTTCTTCTATTGGAGTGTTAGTGAAGCTATCTTTCATTTTCCACCTAATCATTTTATCGTTTGTCCAATATTCAATATAAGCATATGTAACTTCATTTAATTGATTTAAAACTTCTTCTTTTACTTTGTAATATCTAATTATGTTTATTAACTTTCTTTCTAATCCATTGTCATATATCGGTATAATTTCTTCTGTATTTACTACCTCATATTTAAATTTACTTTCTCCTGCGTCTTCATCTGTTTCAATCCAATAATGCATCCATGCAGTTCCACAATTACTTGCCTCTATTCCAATATTTTTTAATTTTCTTTCAAATTCATTACCTAAACTTTGATTAACTTTTTCATTGATTTCTTCATTATCTTCTATATCAATTATAGGAGGGTATGTAAATAGGTATGATATTTTTTCATCTACTAGTATTTGATGAATATTATGTGGTATTCTATTATCTGCATTTCTTAATGGATCTTTGCCTTCTCCTTTTGGTATTATTCCTTTAAGTAAAATATCATTTTTATTATTATAATAGTTTTTGGCAGTTTTTATCGTATCTGCCTTACTTTGATTGTTTAATATTTTAGCCTGTATTCTTTGTAAAAGTAACCCATCTTCTAACATTTTTATCACCTCCTATTTAAATACTTGTATATTGCTTTTAACTTTCATTTCATTTTCTAATGCATATCTAGTGGCATCAATCGAATGGTTATCCTTATCTTCTAGTTTAGATATTGTATTGCCATCCCTATCAGTTTGATAATCTATATTTTCAAATTCTCGTGCTGTATTTGGTGTTCTTTTACTATCTATAACAATTGCTTCTAAATCATCTAGCCAATTTTCCCCAAACTCTACTGAACCTGGTCCTTTCTTAGCCCTTGTTGCTTTTATACCATATTCTCTAAGCTCTGCTATGCTACGCGGTTCAGATGCATCGCAAGTTACCGGGAAATCATCATATTTCTTTAATTTAATTTTTGAAGCTAATTCTCTAATAGACATTTTAACTCCATAAATTTCATCTATAAAATATAACATTCTCTTTTTACTATCGTAGTGTATTCTAACAAATGCCATAGGGTCTGTAGCATATCCAAAGTCATTTCCTTGTTTAATATTATCAAAAGATTTTATTTCTTCATCTGTTATTCTTCTAAACTCCAAATTAGAAAAAGGAACTACTCCTGAGCCTATAGGTTCTCCTAAATATTCCCATCTATATTTAAATTCGTTTTTCTTTTTTACTTCCTCAGCTTCATCAATAAATGCTTTTGATATATGAGGATTATCTAAATAAGTGCTATGATGGATATATGTATTATCTGCAACGAATTGCGTTTCAAATTTTTTATTGACCCATGATTGCTTTCTCTTAGGTGGATTATAAGAATATATAACTTTATAACTTAATTCTTTTGGTAATTCTGCTCTTAATACCGAATTAATTATTATTGACACTTCATCTTCGGTTTTGAATTCTGCCAGCTCTTCTATCCATACAAAGCTTATAGGATATTTACTCATTTTAATTGATTTAATTTTTGTTGGATCATACCCCTTTTCATTCAAAAATTTATCCATTTCTTTAGATCCATTCTCTCGATTTTTTTGGTAGTTACTAATTCTCTTTTTCTTTTCATCTGAATTCTTATCACGAGTCATCTCA